CAAAGGTTCTATATCAAAGTTTGTCCAGAACAAGTGCCTTTGTAATTCTTTCGCTCCATCAATTAAAGGCTTGTAATAAGGTTTAACATTTTCAACCACATACTGCCCATCAAAGTTGTATTGCAAGAACAATATTTCTTGATAAAGCTTCATATCTGGATATATGGCCTTTGAGCCTCGATATCTGACACATATGTTTTGCCTAAAACTACTGTGAGACTGGCAAGGTGGACTTGACCAAATGAAGTCGAATTCTTGGTAATGATCCAACAAATATTGGTGAGCATCTCCAATAATTAAATTATCCTGTGGAAAATAGTCGGCATATATCTGCGCTATATCTGGGTCATATTCAACGGCTGTAACTTCGTGGTCGTTACCCCAAAGTTTACGATTTCCACCTATACCGGAATATAAGTTTAATATTTTCATGGCTTACTACCCCATCCTGTTCCTCTGAAGATAACGCCTGGTGCAGTCCAAATCCGTGTCATAGTTCCACCACAAGTGCAAAGGATGGACTCTGGGTTGTCGGTGGTTTCATATATAGCTGCACATAGATCGCAGCCGTAGTCATATCTAGGCAAGGCTTATTCCCCCTTGATGGCAAGTATGGCAAATTGAGTTTTCAATCATCCAACCACCACATTGCTTACATCTGGTTGGTTCATTATTAGGTGCGCGTTCTTGGAGAATCTTCATCAAGTCTCCCAAGCGCATGAAGGCCAAATACTCCTCAGCGTTTTCGCCCTGCCCATTGCAGCGGCTAACTACGAAGGCAATTTTACCACCTTTGTTGCTCTCAGCTTGTTTAATCCAAGCCAAAGGTTGAAAGTCTGATCGTGCTTTAACTTCGATTGAGAATGGTATCCCTGTTATATCTTCGCCTTGTCTGCCTGCCCCGGTGGACTCAGCATAGGGATACCATTGCTTCAACCAGTCAGCCACCACGCGCTGCGTTTTGTAGCCCCTGTGCTTGCGATGATTAGCCATTGACGGCATGACATTTCTCGCATTGCCATTGCAGGGGTGATAGGCTTACTGTCCAAACGCCTTCATCCTGATCGGGAATGTTGTTGCACATTTGGCAGACGAGCATTGGCACATCGCCGTAGAATTCGATTGTGCCATCTGGTCTTACTATTTCGGCATAACCCATTTACTCAACTCCTTCCGGTAATCGAAAGTGTCCATCTTTGTTTACGCGATACCAAATAGGTGAGCATTGAGCAGCTTTAGTTAAACCTTGACCGCCACACATAGCACCTTGCCAAGCTTTGCCATTGCTGACACCAGTCTTAATAACACGATCTCCGTGCATGCAAGTTGGCACAATTGTTACTTCACCAAAGGATTGCTGAACTAATTCTGCTGCTGCGCCAAGCGTTGTAACTTCTTGCTTTGGCTTTTCGCTTACAAACTCATCCCAAGTGTTGTTAATGGCCAGCGGTGCATTGGCTATGGTTTCACTAGCGATGTCATTCTTTACTCTAGCGACTTTTCCCATTTCTTCTCTGCTGGGGCGTTTGCCTTTAGCTGCGTAACCTGCGTTTGCAAGCGCACGGCCAATCGCTGAAGTCTCGCAATTCTCCAGCGCACTAGTCGCATTAACACCGCGATCAGTAATCTTCTCTTCAGCGTATCCCGTTGCAAACGCGACACCATCCGCAAAAGTCCGGTATATATACGCTTTAACAATAAATCTGTCATTCGCAAAGCTCTCCAATTCTGTGTCAATTCGGAAGTCTGGAAAGTCTTTAATGAACTTCTCCAGTCTTACTTCTACTGTCTCGTAATTATCTAGGTTAAAAGCCATTTAATACTCCTTGTTTAACGTTGCTGTTGGTCTTTGCATACTCTATCTGTTGATCAAGTGAGAAGTACGTTCCATCAGCCCACTTCGACACGTCAATCGCACAATCGTTGCAGTAAGAACGCTTGCGCCCGTGGCTTTGTGGAAGTTCTGAATGAACTGTCCATGCAGCTTGTTGCTGGCCTTTGGCTATAACTGCACCAAACCTGTTCTTGCAGTAATCACACCAAACGCCGGGCTTTGCTTTACTCAACAAGATAATCCTCGTTTTCAGTTGCAAGTTCGCATGCAAGTGCGAGATATGCACAAGCATCAACGTAGGAGTCGAGATGGTGAGGACTCTCTTGGATTCGTGAGAGTTTGACTTCGACCATTGCCAAACACGCTTGGTAATCCGTAATGGGAGTTTCGAGAAGCAGTTGCAATCGCATGGCGATTCGTGTTTGGTTGATTCGTGGGTGGCCGTAGATTGTGCCGCGTTGTCCGATTGCATCTGTCGCACTTAGTAATACTTCTTTAGCGATCATTCTTCACCGGCACTCGCATGAGTGAACGGCCAGCAATATAACCTTCGCGTTTGCCGTTGTTGAAGCCCTGCCAATAACAGCTGAAACCAACAAGAACTGGACACACCAAAGCGACCAGTAACGATAAAGCGTTTAGTTCTTCCATTTGTAGCCCCTAACTATCCACACGCCTTGTGTGAATAAGTTAAGTGTGAACTACCTTTGAGGCTAAATCAACCTCATAATGGCATATTTGTATAACGATTTGATAACGAAATCCTCGTCATATCCGAGCCAAGTCTCGCCGCAACAAGCCTCATCCATAAACTTTGCCCTCAAATATGAAACTGCCATCCTTCTCAATAGGCACGGCAATAGGAATAACACGCTTACGATCCGTGTACATAACGCCAAATCCAGCCTGCCAGTTGAACGTGCCTTTGGTGTAATAAGCCTGACGTGTATCCATCATATGGCCTACTTCAAAGCCTGTTAGCCTAGATACCTCTAAACCGCCTGAGGATTGCGTATAAGAGGAGATTCCTTGTCTGTGTGTATGACCACAAACTACGCTCTTTCCGTGGCGTTTGGCGGCTTCTAGGGCTGTTATGCCCCCTTGTGGCTTTGTGCCTTGCTCATCGCCGTGAACCATAATCCAATTCGTGCCGGGAATCTCATAAGGCTTCTTGTGGTACTTGATGCCTAGTTCTGGTAGGCGTAGGAAATTTTCAATCTCAAGTTCAGGTGCGCCTATGAGTCCGGGCAGTCTGGTAGATAGGGAGTTGAATAACCTTGCGCCGTGGTTGCTTCGGCTCAGCTGAGTGATTTGTAGGTCATACATGACATCCACGCACATATCGCGGTCTTTGCCAATAGTCTTGGAGTGTTCGTCAAACCCGGAACTCCAACGGCTTATGGTTTGGAAGTCTATTTCATCGCCAACGCAGATAACTTCATCTGGCTTAAACTTACGGATAAATGCTGCGACATTCTTTACTGCTTTTGGATTGTGAAAGGGAACTTGTAGATCACTTATCACGACTATTTTCAAGGTTAGTCCTCATCCTCATCATCATAATAATCAGGCATATCAGGCAACCAGTTAGGTGATGGCAATATCGTGGCTGGGTATGTCTGTGGCGCAGTAATTAAATAAAGCGCGTGATCTACGCTAAAAGATGCACGCCGTAATGAACGATAGTATTCATTGAGGCCAATACAATACTGATCTAAAGCTGAGTAGTCAGTAACGTCTATGACTTTTCTGCGTGCCATAGGTAAAGTGTCACCTATCTAACATCTGAATGATGGTATCAACACGCGATTCCAAGCGATTAACTTGATCGCGCAAGGATGACCCACCATTGGTTTTAAGTTCACTTAAATAATGCTTAACCAGCCAACGGATTGAACCAACAAAGGCTGTGATGATAGTGATGACCGCAACTGAGCCAGCTGCGATGTCTTGCGCCTGCATTACTTTTTAGGAGTTGCGTATCCAAATACGCCTGCAAGTATCGCCCAAAGTACTGCGCGATAATCCAAAGAGAAGTTAGAAGCTGCCCAAGCAGCCAAGAACGCCCCGGACATTAAGAACAAAGGATTTTTCATTACTTGCCCCCTAGCATAGGTATTTCAAAAAAAGAACCATCTTCATCGCCTTTAGGCGTAAATGAGATATGAATGTGTGAATGATGTGGGTTGATTCCAGAGTATTTGCGCCATTTCCAATTAAGGATAGGAGATGCGATTTTGCCGTTGTGGATGACGTATGCGATTCTCTTAACCTTTGCAGTCTTTCCATAGACCCGAACTTGGTCTGCCAAATATATAGATTCGGATTTGTGGGATGAAAGGTCTGCGTCAATGTCAATGGCACGTACGACATTGTTAGGTAAAGCAGGATTGTGATCCGACTTAGTTCCTGAATGTTTCGAGTCACCGATCCAACCATCAGAACGTCTATCTCGCTCTGGGTAGCAGTCATCTATCTGCTCTCTGAGTTGAACTCCAGCTTTGCAAAGGTGTGGTTTCACGCTAGTAGCAGGGCTGCTTCGTCTGCTGTAATGCCTAAACGCTTTAGGAGTGCAGCCTTCGCGGTTGCCTTTGCTTCTGCATCGGCTTCTGCTGCTAGGCGGTCTGCCTCGGCTTTAGCCGCTGCATCTGCCTGTGCTTGTAATTCCTCAG